AATCTAAACTGAAAGCACAAGCATCCTCGTGAGTTGGTGGTGTGTATCTGTAGTATGGTTTGGTTTCACACCTAAATAATATATCTCTCATAACACTATTAAAACACGAATAGCAATCTATATTAAAATCATCAAATACGTAACTACGTACATCACATGGAAGAGTCTTAACTGTGCCATCATAGAAATAAAACTTATTTTTACCCATCCAGTAGGCAATATTGTTGGAATATACGGCTGCATTAGGACTAGCAATCGTAACATTAGACCCCAGTAAAGTTGCACCCCATACCTCCGGTGCCCCTAAAAATTGAAGACCATATACCGCTGCATCCGTCCAAACCAAGACTTCTTGCCGTGCTTGAATAGCCTGTATTATTTCAGTGCCATCAGACAAACTTAAACTGCCAGACTGGTTAGTAGCTGTAGGATTCCAGTCGCTTATATCTTCTTGGTCAGACCACCGGATAAGCATAGGATCAAGTGTAGAACTGCCCACAGCGTTTACTCCGAAACAAAACGCAAACCTGAAAATATCAGAAACAAATCCTATATTAGCCACCGTAGGGACTTGTGCAGCGCCCCCTAAAGAACTTACTAATACTCCTCTAGTATCAACACTACCACTTGCATCCCAGTAATAAAGCGCCCCATCTCTATGCAAAAAGAATAAATCTTCACCAAAATTTGATTGGCTCCATAACCGCATCCCTGCCTGAGTAGTTCCCCCGTTACCCCATGTACTTTGCCCCCATGTACCAGCACCCCAACCAGTGAAAGGTACCTCAATCTCATTACCTGTGTTTATCTGGTAGGCACCGACGGTGCTCCCTCCTCCATTACCGCTATCAGAAGAGTTTGCTGTAACTGTAGAACCGGAAGTATCTTTGGCTTCTATAGTGTAGGAATTAGCGTTTATGCGTGTAGCTATCTGATACTCCTGATTAAGTACCGCCGCAGTGATATTGCCCCCTAAAGAAGCCGCACCTGAAAAAGTCACAAAATCATTCTGGATAGACCCATTAGCGGTATCAGAAACAGTTATAGTAGCGTCCCCGTTTACAGCCGCAAAAGTAACATCTCCAGCAGAAGTAGTTTCTCTAATAGGGGTAATGTCATAGTACGCACCCCCTTTTTCTAGGTAATACTTAAGATGTGTGCCTACAGAAACAAGATTCTGTAAGCCTAATGTTGCCCAGTTATGGAGAGAACGGGCTATACCCTCGAATGTAGCAGAAGAGAGCTGCTCCCAACCCCCTATCTTCTGTGGTAGCCCCCGTCTGAACCGCACTTTTTCGGTTTCATACCACTGCCCATCAGCCGCATAACGGGTAGTTTCTCGATTTACTCCAGCTTTAAAATTTAATTTTTTAACCGGCATCGTTACCCTACGTACTCGTTAGTTTTAATCATGTTCGTCACTTCTAGGCTACGCCCTTTTACCTGACGCGCCCACAACGAATCTAAAAACTCGGTAGCTGCTGCGTCATAACTACCTTTTTCCATATGAGCAAGTGCTTTAACAAATTTAGAAAAGCGAAGTCTGCCTAAATTAAAGTGCATATTGATAATTCCGTCACGTCTAGCACCGTCTTCCAGATCGTTAAACCAATCGTACTCTCCACTTAACTCCTTGATTGTTCTAACAATGTCATTACTAAGCATGAAATCTATTTCTTCCATGCTTAGCCCTAAGCCCTTATGGGGACCGTCTGAGATATTACGTCCCGCCCCGATATGCACAGTCCCAAACTGATCTTTATAAGCGTGGGTCTTCACACCTTCATGGCGCTTGAGTTGTTCTATGAGTTTTTCCATTCCCTTAATCTCCATTATGACTGCTTCCGAAGTAGAAACTGGCGATACCGCTAACCAAGCCCCCAAGATAACCGAGAACAAGGTTGACGATGGCATCATCATTGCTTTCAGGCGCTTGAAGCGTGACCAAAAAGATATAGGCCAAGAACCCCAACATTGCCATAACTGCAATGACTTTAGGCGTAGGGTCTTTAGCAAACGTCTTTCTCGCGTCTTGCCTATCTTCCGTTTCAAGGCGAAACCCCTCAATATTCGCAGTGAGCTTTTTTATCTCTAGTTCTGCGTCTTGCAACACTTCTGCTTTTTCTGGTTCGTTCTCAACCACTTCTTCGATTTGTTCTATGGTTGATGTCTCTGGCATTCCCAGCTTTCTAGCTGCTAATTTGACTGCCATTCCAGCGATAGGATTACTACTAGCTACTGTTTTAACCAGCGTAGGGGCTAATGCTCCCAACAACCCTTTAAGTTTCATAGAAAATCAGCCATAGTTTTATCAATGCCTCCACATTACGAATCACTTTTGTCGGTTGCGTCAGCGTTTTCCTCCTCGACTATTTCATCGATGGTGTCACACACATCCACAATAGCTACGCCTGTAGTAACCTCGGTAGCTACACGCCCCACCGCACGGATACCTTTATAAATTTCAGAACAGTACAGTTCTTTGTTGGCAATCATGTCTTCAGAAACAGTACACGCGCTCAACATAAGCACTGCTATCACACTAATTAATTTCAATCTCATCAGCCATTCTCTCCAGTTCTTCTAATTCGTCTTCGTTAGGCATTTCATCTTGTAACCTCAGAAACATATTTAAACGCTCTTCGTATCCATCCATCATATGGTCTGTAATTCTTTCAGAGATAGCCCCGCTCTTTCTATCTGTTGTTCTTAATGCTTTTTCAGGGTCTATATAGTCCATCCCGCTATTGGCGAAGTATAGCATCGTCTGTGACTTGGAAGGCCCGTAGCAAAGACGAGGGATTCTAGCCACCATATCACTCCCCTGCACACAGGAGATTTGTTTATCTAGCTCCATCGGACGTTTAAAACCCTTAAAAAACACGTTTGGCTTGCCAAAGGTAATGAGGTTTATATTAGGATGTTTCTTCCAGATTTTAGCTGCACTTAGCTCTGCTAAAGCACCACCAAGACTATGCCCACAAATTAAAGTTCGCTTCTTCCAATCAATCATCTTGACTACTTTTTTCCATACCGACTTGTGAGCAAGAGCAAAACCCCCGTGGCATAGCCTTCCAGCATACGGCACAGGCACTACCATCGCATCAGTAAGCCAGTCACGGCCCTGCTGTGTGCCTCTGAAGGCGATAATATCTATGGTTTTTCGTTTAGCGACGTAAACAGTGGTAGAGGTGAGTCTGCTCTCGATTTTGGCAGCTTTTGGATTTTCATCTTTATACGCTTTCATGGCCCAAGAACACGCCATATTAAGTAGTACAGGGTCTAATTTCATTTGTCAGCCTTATTTTCAAGTCGTTTAAATATTGCACCCAACATCTCTTTAATATCCCTAATGTCTTCACGGTAATCATCCTTGGCAATGTATTTCTCAGGCACAAGCTTCATGTCTTCATCCAGCCTGTCCAGCAGGACAAAAACACGGTTAACCATCCAACCCCCAAAAAAAGCAACAACAACCACAGCTATGTTAAACATTGTTTGGTAATCCATAGCTACTCGTTATCATTCAAAGGGTTATCCAAAATCTGCTCAATCCGGGTTTCTAGGTCTTCCCTGATTTCTCGTAAGTCTGTATCTACTTCTCGGAGAGTATCGTTTACTCTCTCTTCCAGAGCATATACATCATCGCGTAACTCTCTAGTGGTATTAGCCACAGCATCCTCCGCGATTCTAGCAATACTTTCGGTTTGGCGCACATCGGCCTCAATAGTGTCAATTTGGTCATTAATATTGTTAAGTATCCGTTCAAGCTGGTTCTCAACGCCTTCGGTTTCTGCGCGTAAGGAGTCTTCAACGGTATCGAGTATCCGGTCTTGGTCTGTAAGCCGTGACTGAAGCACAGCCAAAGCCTCGTCATAGCTAGAGAAATCAGGACTGACGTACTCAGTAATGGCGGCTTCAGCATCGAGAAGTCTTTGATAAACTTCAAATCCGCCCCACATTGACCCACCAATAGCACCTAAAAGGGGTATTACAAGCAGTAATTTCCCACCTGTGATGGTAGCTCCTGCAAACTCTAGTTCAGTTTTATCATTGCTCATATTGCTGTCCCACAAGGTCTTGGTATCGCTGTGCGCCTTGCCCCTGCAAAGCCCTGACATTTCCATCTACTGGCGCATTACCTCCATATATCTCTCTGTCCTGATACCATTGTTGTTGATCCACCAAATTCGTATCGTAAGCCTCTATCCCTTGCACTCTGCCCATCAGAAAAATCGTCAGGCTCTGGTCGTCAAAACCGCCCGAATCCTGTATTCCCTCCAACTGAGAGTCTTGGGCTTGTTGAATCTCAGCATCACTCATATTTTGTACAGCATTCTCCGCTCTACGAACCGTTTGCTGCTCTTCTACGCTCGGCGGTGCAACGTCAAACTGCCCAAAGTCAGGTAGTTGGTTAGAAAGAAACTGCCCTATGGTCTGTCCGGCTCCAATCGCATCATTAAAATCTTGCTCAAACTGTACCTGCTGAGCTGAATCACTCAGGTCTTGAGTGGTTTCAAGCTCCATCGCCTCTTCTTCCTCGGCTATCTCTACGGCCTGCTGGAAGAACTGCTGTTCCTGCTCAACCACTTCTATCTCAATAATGTCCGTAGTTTGCTGCATCATTTGGACGTTTTGCGCTTGTGCTTGCGCTTGTTCTTGGCTTTGAGTTTCCTGCGCTGCTTGCTGCTGCTCCTGCACTTCTTCTCTTCTAACTTCCTGCATAGCTAGAAGTACCGTACCTGAGTCTCCATACACTGCGTCAATTTGAGGTGTAGTAAATATCTGGGAAGAACCGGAGGATTGTGTCAACTCCAAAAGTTCCGCTCTGGGGTCTATAGTTGTATTAACTTGCTGACTGGTGGTAATCCCCACCCCGCCGTAGCTAAAAGACAGTTCAATCTGAGAACTTTCGGTAAATGAACTGCTTTCTGTAAATGAGCTTTGCTGAGCAAACGAAGTAGATTCTGCCACTATATTTAAAGCTAATCCGGTGACATCAATGGGAGAGTTAAGTTCCCTGACTTCAGCTACCTCTACAACTTCTTCTTCTATTAACTCTTCTAGCTCTTCTTCCAGTTCAATTAGTTCTTCTTCAAGTTCTACCACTTCGATAACTTCGACTTCTTCCAACTCTTCTATTGGCTCTTCAATTTCAATTACTTCAACTACTTCAATGATTTCTTCTGGCTCATCTATAAGCTCAACAGGCTCTTCGATCTCTTCTATAACCTCTACAATTTCCTCGAAAGGCTCTTCAAACACTTCTTCAATAGGTTCCTCAAATACCTCTTCGATAGGTTCTTCAAACACTTCCTCTACAACAGGTTCTTCAAAGAATTCTTCCACCTCTTCAACTTCAACGACTTCAACATCCGCAATTACAGGTAGGCTATCAATTCCATCATCATCACCAAAGCCAAAATCATCCCCAGAAAAAAGATCATCGTCAGCCACAACAACAACAGTATCCTCCCAAGTATCGTCTTCATCGTAGCCATCTAGGTCATAGCCATAAAAGTCTTCATCGTCGTAACCAAGGGCGTTTTCGTCATAGCCTAGTGATACCATTGTGGTAGTGTCTGTAGTGTCTGAGTAATCCACTACGTCATCATCAGTATCTACAAAGTAATAATCAGTTACGTCATCACCATCGACCACATCGGTGTAATCATCCGTAGCGTTAGAAGCTAAAATCGTACCCCAGTACCCGTCACAGGAAACATCATAGCTGGAGTCCAGATTACACTGTTGAGTAGTGTAAGCAGCCTCATACCCACTACATTCACTACTGTAAAGAGCGTTGGCATCACACTGCTGCGTTAAATAGGCCGCATCGTAGTTACTACAGGATGTAGAGAAAAGACCATTGGAATTGCACTGACTAGCAAAAGAAGCTGAATACACACCCCCGTTTTCTATTTGGTTTGTAAAAGTAGCATCCCAAGAATCCCACGTTGGGTACGCATTGCTTCTATCGTAAAAACGATAAGTGCTGTGATCTGAGCTACTGTTTTGCTCTCCTATAAGAACGTCATGCTGAATAATGTCCAGCTCTCGGTATCTGTACTCATAGCTGTCGTTTTCGTACAGGATAGCCTCAAAACTGTTACTGGAGTTTCGGTAATACTCCCTCATGTAATACCAGCCAAAAACCACATAGTCATCAAATGCTTTAAACAACATTTTGGAAGCATTTCCCGTAGTTGTTTGGTTGGCATTACCCGCTATTAAATCAGTCCAAAATGGGTACAGCGTTTGGTCACGATAGGGTAATGGCTGTGGGGTGTAATCGTTACAATTAAGCCCTGTAAAATTTATACAACCATTTGTAGACATCTTTGCTCTGGTGTAAGTATTGCCCCAAATGCTGAAATCAAAACCAAAGTTAGGACTCCACGCAGACACGCTGTCATCACCAGAAGTCAGGTTAGTTGTTCCTGACATTTCGTAAAGATCGATTAAACCATTGGAATGCGCTGTATATACATCAGGATTGCTCGTACTTGCGCCGTAGGCTGTAGAACAAAACAGTAAGGATACTAACCACCTCATCTTGAATTGCCTCTTCTTCCATACCTCCAAGGTCTCCGCTCTTGCTCTTCAACTTCTGGCTCTTCAGCTTCAGCTTCCCAAGCAAGTTGCGCCTCTGCTCCGATAAGTCCCTCGTAAGGGCACGGTGTTCCCGCCATCCGCATCGCATCAAACACACGCTCGTCCTGACACATCAGGCTCACAGCAGCTACTCGCATACCCATGTCGTAAAGCGTTTTGCCTAGCTTAATCCTTTCGCAGTTTTCATCGGTTATTGATCTTCCCCCAGAGAAGCCGAATATCTGGCTTTGCACTGCTCCCGAGATTCCAGTAGTACACAAATCCTGCGAATAGCTAGAACCAATCGATGGTGCGATTGCGCTGGGTGGTGGTGACTCAATTCTCTGCGTGACCCTCTGAGTTGAAGTGCTTTGAGAAGTGTTGTTATTTGTATTGGTATTGTTTGCAGTAGAACTAACTTCACTACTTGACTGGCTAAAGTCATTATTAGTGCTCGTATTATTGCTAGTAGAAGTCTGCGTCACATTGGACGTATTCGTGTTGGTATTCTGATTTACACTGCTGTTGTTAGAGGTGGTATTTCCAGTGTAAGTCGTATTGTTAGTGTTCTGATTAGTGTTGTTACTTACAGACGAACCTGTGTAATTCGTAGTGTTCTGGTTGTTAGCGGTTGAATTAGAGGTGTTATTAACCGTTGAATTGTTGGTCGTATTATTCGTATTGTTATTGGTGGACGTATTTACGGACGTATTCGTATTGGTATTTTGGTTCACGTTGTTAGACGTTGAATTGTTGGTATTAGTAGTAACACCTGTGTAATTCGTGGTGTTCTGGTTCGTGTTCTGGTTGCTTCCCGTGTAATTCGTTGTGTTGCTATTAGTATTCGTGGAAGTATTTACAGAGGTGTTATTACCCGTGTAATTCGTGGTGTTACTGTTGTTATTTGTATTCTGATTATTATTGGTATTTACGCTGGTAGATGTATTTACAGACGTATTGCTATTGGTGTTATTGGTAGTCGCTTCGTAAGTCGTATTATTGGTATTTGTATTTACGTTTGTCCCACTGTAAATCGTATTATTTACACTATTATTGTTATTGGTATTTGTCGAAGTCGAAGTCGATGTATTCGTATTCGTATTCGTAGATACGTTGGTATTGTTATTTGTATTTTCGTTTGTTGCTGTATTGGTGTTACTTGACGTATTCGTCGTCGTAATATTGGTAT